GACCGTCATGGCGGTGAAGTCAGCGTTTTTGTCCGATGCAATAGCAGTGTCCCACCCAATGAAGTGCTGGCCAAACACACCAACTGCTTCACCTTCCTCATCGTATTCCATCTCAGCCCTGTCAAGCAACACGAGGTCTTTGTTGCGTGCGTTTTCCAAAATGTCATTGGGAAACATACTGGCAACATCGTGGATAGGCTCACACAGGTACTCACGGGAAAACTGAATGGCGGGCATGGTGAGTCGCCGCTCATCAAGCGACTCCAAATCCCACCGCTCCGGCCACAGGGCTTCACCTTCTTTGTTGATGGCAGGGTATGTTTCCACTTGGAATGTCTCGGTTTGCTCCAACTGAGAGTACAGGTCGTTGTATGAAAACGGGGTACCCACCATCATGAGGCGACCCGTGTGGTGAAGAACAGGGAGCAGAACACCGTAAAACCAATCTGCGGCACGCTGAAGTTCGGTACCTGTCGTACCCCACAGAATATCGTCACACAACACAACATCCGGGTGGAAACCACGAGTACCACCGCCGACCGACTTGGCCATGATACGACTACCGTTGCTGAACTCAAAGTAGGTCTTGCGCCATGGTCGGCCTTCGGGGATGAGGTAGCGAATGGAGGGCGTGTTCTCAATGTTTTGACGGATGAAACGCATGTGTTCAAGCGTCTGTTCCAACGAGTGCGAGAAAATCATGATGTGCTTACCGGGCTGGAAAGCGGCAATCCACAAAGCGTAGGACATAAAAAACACGGACTTACCGTGGTCACGAGATGCCTTCACGCAGTAGTAGCGGTTGCCAGCCAGCCCCTCGTCCCACGATTTGTGGTGGCGAGAGTAGTCAAAGCCCAAAATCTCCTTGAAGAAATACTCAAACGACTTGGCGGACATTTTTCTGTCCATGTCGTGAATAAACTCCTCCATGTCGCTCATGGTATCACCTCATCACTTTATCCATGTACACTTTGAAAGCAAGGAGGCCAGCCACATGTGGGTCGGCTTTGTGAAGCATGTCGCCAAACTCGTCAAGCACTTGCGTGGCGAAAGAACGCCTCAAAGTAGCAGGGTCTTGTTGTCGCAACCATTCTGCATATTGCCGTTGGTCAACGGGTCTATTTGTGGTAGGATTCATCATATTCACTGGATAGCCCGCATAAGGTTGACCTTGAGGAACAACTTGTTCGGGTTGAGGCGGTTGTCCTTGAGGGAGTGTGCTTTGATTCATTGTCCCATCTAATGGGTAATTTCCGGGGTTTGGAAGTGGTTTCACTGGTTCTGCTGACCCAGTTGATTGCGTTTCCATACCCGGCATTTGCGCCATTATTTGAGCAATTGGAGGCACTGGGTCAACTTCTGTCGCTGGTGCTTGGTCAACCACACTGGGTTCTACCTGCGGCGATTCTGCTAACGGGTCTTGCAAACCATATGGTGCGCCAAGTCGTTGGCCTCTATTTGGGTAACCTGCTCTTGAAACTGGTCCCTGTGATGGTGACATTTCTTGAAATCGCTCTTTTGCTTGTTGTTGGATTCTCATTTGTTGCACTTTATCAGCAATCTGTTGCTCCTCACTTACTGCATTTCGCATGCCAGCCGTGGGGTCAAGTCCTTGATAGGTATAGCCCATACCAAGCGGAGCCATAACATTACCACCTTGAAGCTGATGAGCAGTCGTAAACATTGTACCGAGACCCGCTCCAACTTTACCAGCTAAACCAAGACCCGCACCGATTCGTTGCGGCGTCCCAACATTTGGGTCACGAACACGACGATATAAATCCATAAATGAAGGTGCTTGACCACCAATTGTTTGAAATTGTTGAACACCAGTGCTGGCTTGCTTGCGAATCAATACTTTGTCGTTCAACGGCGACCCTCCTTGACAATACGCATAACTTCATCCATTACGGAATCGTTTGATTTGAAATAATCACTCAAGAATTGTTGCTGAGGGTCAGCGAGTGCGCTTTGCATTCTTGCTTCGTATGGAGAAAGTGGAGCGTCACTCATTGGCATAGGTCTGCGTCGGCCCGATTGCTCAAGCAGTTGTCGGAACTGCATAGGGTCAAGTTGTCCAACTTGTGGGCGTAACTGTTGGAATTGTTGCCGTGGTGTATATGGGAAAGAGGATGGTGCCGCCCGAACCGGAGTAGAAGCCGGAGAAGTGCCCACAGGAGATGGAGTGGGTTGAACAGGTGAAGAAAAGACCTGCGGTTCGGGCGACTGTGTAAGGGAAGGGTCAAACGCCTCCGTTGGTGCAAAATCATGGACTTCGTGGAAGTACGCATCCATGTGAGGGTCAAGAGGAGGCATGGAGTATTCCCCAGTCTCAGCGTCCAATTCGGGATAGCCGCCAATGGTCATACCGGGACGAGCGGTGGTAGGGATGTCACCAATACCTCGCTTAACCTCGTGGCCTTGTGCGCTGGCTTGATGGTCAGCCAGTGCCTCAAGGACGGTGCGGAAACGGTCAACTTGGTTCATGAGATTGTCACTGTGATACATACCCATTGCTTGTAATTCGTCAGCAGAAATAGGATGCTCACCAAATCGGCTACGACCTTCTTCACTTCCTTCACCCGAAGCACGAGCAAGAGCGAACATACGCTTAGCGGATTCGTGCATACCCTTGCCACCTTTTGCACCCGCTGAAAGGTACTTGGCTTGCTCACTCGCTGAAAGCATGTCTTTAGATGCACCATACTTTTCCATCATGTGGTCGTACAATCGCTTGAAGTCACCTTGTCCACTACGACCAAACAGGAACATCATAGCAGGCACATGTGCCATGTCTTTGACCAATGCCTCTCGCAAATCGGGCGTTTGAAGTATTTCGTGGAGCGGTCGGTTAATCATTTGTGGACTACCAAGTGTGCCGGTGTTGATGGTGACATTGACATTGGGAATGTGCTCCACGCCTTGTTGTAAGGCTTTGTCAATCATAGCGTGAGCGGCCTTGTACAACCCCGTAGGTTGCTTACCTTTCTTTTGCAAGTTTTCTTTAACATTGGGGTAAAAGAAAGCATCGGGGAGGTGATGCAAAACTTCCCATGTGTGTACACCTTCTGTTTCACCAAAGTAACCTTCGGGGCCACGGCTCATCATACCCTCATCCACATCAGCACCGTGTTGTTTTTGATTTGACACAAGATAACCTTGAGGTGCAAGCAAATGTGGTTGCATCCACGGATATTTGAGGAAACCAAGTCCTTGCTTAATTTCTTGAGTGGATATACCCATGTCCTCCAATTGGTGAATCAATTGACGATGAAACGGAATGTAGCCACCTTCAACGAACTTCCCCACGGGAGTTTGTTGATGATTCTTGTTGGTGAGCATTGTGATTTTTGTACCACCTTGCGTGCGTGTAGGGCGATTGCTCATTTGTCGTGAAGAATCACCGGGGGGAACATCAGCGGCACGGATTTTACGCCATTCGGGAGAGTGAAAGTCTGCCAATTCATGTGCATCACCATGAGAGTGCGTATCGTTGAATTGGTCTATTGCGGCGTTAATGACATCTGCTGGTGAGCCACGGAATCCTCTCGCACGAAGAAAATCTCCAAGTCGGTGCGCTACCGCATCAATGGGGTGATGAAAAGCACCAATATCAGTTTGATACGACTTTTGACCATGCTCGCCAATCGTCCACTGGCCGGGAAGAAGGTTACCTACACCATCGTGTGCGTGTGCGGGAAGGTCATCCTCTCCTTCCGGGCGGAAAGCCTGTGGTGGTGGGTTGCGGAAAATTTGCGCTCCCGCTGGCCCATGCCCAACAAGACTCCATGCCTTCTTGAGAGGGCGACCCACACGAATCATCATCACATATGCCCCCTTCGGCTATTGAGAATACCTACAGGGTCAAGCCCGAAAGTTTTGGCATCTGTTTCAAGATTTTCAGTTGGGCCATCGGGGTCTTCATCATCGCTTGGTTCAACACCAGCAGGGTGAGCAGGGAGATGGCCACTGTTAGGCTTGATACCCTCGGATTTCTTGAGTCGTGCTTCCCGCTCCTTGGCTTGAATCAACCGTCGCATAAGATTCAACAATTCAAGACGGTTCAAATCACGACGACCTTTGAGAAGTTCACTACGGTATTGTTCTTCGCTCATCATAATGGGTGCCGCTGGCATAGCAGGCACGCTGGATTGCATTTGTGGCATCATAGGAGGTGTAGGTGGTCGTGGTGCGCTCATTCGTGGCATACGAGGACGGCGCACACGCATACGGCGAAGAGCAGGACGAGCCATCTGTCCACGCTGACCGGGCATCAATCCGCTAATTCGCCCAGCACCCGTTGGGCCAGCGTAGTTGGAGCGGGCACCATACCTTGCATGTGGTGAAAACGGTGTGCGAACATTGCCCAAAATTTTGCGAGCCTCGGATTGCCCTCGGTATTGCGTGTATTTTTGTGGGTCTTTGGACAGTGGTTGTTTGGTTTGAATACCACGGTGACTCATTTCAACCGACAAGTGCGGTTTCATCAAACCTGTTCTTTTACCGCTCTTGATACCACGCATCTGCGCCTTGAA